GCTTGAAAGCGTCAATGCTGGTCTGAGCGAAGGTCGGATTGCTCTCGGTGTAGGCACCGTTCTCGGCAGTCCACGCCGCCTGCGTGTGGCCATTTGCCACAGGGATCTTGCGTTCGTTCTGTGTGGTAATGACCTTGCAGCCGATAGTACGCATGATGTTGTTTTCATTAAGCGCCTGAACAAGGGTGTGCTCGAATTCAATCGGAACAAGGTATCCGCCGTTTGCATCGGTTCCTTCCTCAAGTACATCGCGGATTGCAGGATTGCCGGGATGACGGATGTTGTCCCAGAATGCCTTCTTGTAGGCTGCAGAAGCTCTGCCGGGCTTATCCTCCGGTTCATCCTTTACACCGGGCTTTCCGGTGAGCGGGGTAGAAGTCGGTGCGCTCATCATCTTGTCGATCTGCTCCTGACGCTGCAGACGCTCGATATCCTTGGTGAGGTCGGTGACTTCCTTTTCCATCTTGTCGTACGTTGCGGCATCCTCCGCAGAAACCATGCCGCCGTTCTGAGAGTGGCTATTAAGAAACGCCTTAGCGGCCTCCCATGCCTTCGCTCTCTTGTCCATGAGTTCCATAATCTGAGTCATAATAAAAATCCTCCTTTAATGTGCGAGAAGCGAAAGGCGCTTCTCAAGATCGGTTACTGGTACCATGTGTTTATTTGCGTCCGGCTTCTTCTTAGGAATCAGTCGGGAAAGCAGCGAATCAGTGACAGCCTTGCGGGAGAAAAGCATCTCCGTTTCGGCCTCATCGTCCGAGGCAGGTTCCTCGCCCGCCTTGAACAGAATCTCGTCAGCGAAGCCGAGCTTCACGGCCTCCTTGGCGTTCATCCATGTCTCGGCATCCATCAGCTGTGAAATCTTGTGGCGGGAAAGCCCGGACTTGATTTCGTAGGCGTTCATGATGGATTCCTTGACTTCGTTTAACATGTCGATGGCCTTCTGCATCTCCTCGGTATCACCGATGGCGATGGTCGCAGGGTTGTGGATCATCATCATGGCCACAGGACTCATGCAGACCTTGGTACCGGCCATAGCGATGACGGATGCCGCCGAGGCAGCAAGGGCGTCGATCTTGACCGTTACGTCATGCGGGTAATCCATCAGCATGTTGTAAATCTGTGCAGCAGCAAAAACATCACCGCCCGGACTGTTGATCCAGAGGGTGATGTTTCCGTCTCCGCTGCTTAATTCATCTTTGAATAACTGTGGTGTGACCTCGTCGCCGAACCATGTCTCATCGGAGATTTCCCCGTCGAGGTAGAGCGTTCGGTCTGAGCCAAAGCTGTCCGGTTCCTCGTTTCGCACCCAGTTCCAAAACTTTCTGGTCATAGTGCCTCCTTCTTTCGTGGCCGGGTGCGCTCACTTTGCTGTGGCTGTTCCGGCTCTTGTTTTGATTCTTCTGTTTCATCTGGCTCCTCCTGTCCCTGAGACGAGGCTGCAAAAATGCCTGCGTCCTTGAGCTTGGTCATGTTGCCGTTTATGAGATACAGGTCGCCACCTTCCTCTTCCGGGATACGGTCGAGGTTTTCCAGCTCCCTGATGTCGTTGGCGCTCATCCAGCCGTTCTGGCGTCCGGTCGCATAGCCGTTCATGCGGCTCTGGTAGTCTCCGCGAAGCAGGCCGTCCACATTGAACTTGAAGAAGTATTCCTTCTTCTCATCCATAGACAAAAGCGCCCGCTGCATGGACTGTTCCCAGCGGCAGACCCACGGGTCGAGCGTGTATTTCACGAACTCCAGCGACTGCTGCTCGATGTTTGAAAAGCTCGATTTCTCAAGGTCGCCGATCATGTGAGGCGGGATGCGGAAGATACGAGCGATCTCATTGATCTGGAACTTCCGCGTTTCCAAGAACTGCGCCTGCTCCGGTGAAATGGAGATGGGCGTGTATTTCATGCCTTCCTCAAGAACCGCCACTTTGTTAGCGTTTGCACTGCCGCCGAAGGCCGAGTTCCAGCTTTCCCTGACACGCTCCGGGTCTTTTACTACACCGGGATGCTCCAAGATGCCGCCGGGTGTCGCGCCGTTAGCGAAAAACTTAGCTCCGTATTCCTCACAGGCAATCGCCATGCCGATAGCGTTCTTTGCCATCGCAATCGGGCTGTAGCCCATCAGGCCGTCAAAGCCAAGGCCGGGAATGTGCAGCACATCGCTTGGTAGGAGCCTGACGCGGCTGCCATCCATCGTGTGCGCCTCATCCTGTGAGGTCTGGTATTCGTAGTAGAGGTGGCCGTCTGCGTCGCGGTCAACCGTCATGCGGTTTGGCATAAGCGGATAGAGAGCCACGACCTCGCCCTTGCCATTTCGGATGATCTGCGCGTAGGCGTTTCCCCACAGCAAGAGGTGCGTCATCAGCGTCTCCCGAAAGACAAAGGAGGTCATTTCCGGGTTCGGCTCATCATGAAGCAGGAAGTAGAGCGGATGAGTAGTCGCTTTTTCCTTGCCGCCGCTGCCGTCGTACCGATACAGGTGAACGGGCAGGCCAGCAATCGCCTCGGATAGAATACGAACGCAGGAGTAGACCGCCGTCATCTGCATGGCGGAGCGTTCCGTTACAGCTTTGCCGGAGGTCGTGCCGCCGAAGAAGAAGCGGTAGGAGCTTCCGCTGGTCGCATCCTTGGGCTTATCCCTGCTCCGAAAAAGTCCTGAAAATATACTCATAGCCATCCCTCCAATCCGTTAAGGGCTTCCCGGATCACCAGAAAGCCAATCAGTGAAATCAAAAGCATTTCAAATACCTCTTTTATGGCATAAAGAAAGCACCTACCCGTCGAGGGCAGATGCTTTTAAGTGCCAGTATATGAATTTGTTTTTTAATCGTGACAGCCGTGATCTCCACAGCCTCCGTGTCCGTGGTGACCGCATTCCTCATCACCATGATGACCTTCATGGTGAGAGCAGATCACGTTGGGATCATATTCAAGGCTTCCATCAAGTAGCTTTTGCACGGCCTCGTCAGTATTCCCTGAAGCGCCGCCATAAAGTGTAATTCCAGCTTCACTCATTGCTGCTTGAGCACCGCCTCCGATACCTCCACAGATTAAAGCGTCGACATTGTTACTTTTCAAAAAGCCTGCAAGTGCTCCGTGACCGGCACCGTTGGTACCAACAATTTGAGATGATGTGACTTTACCATCTTCTGTATCATAGATTTTAAACTGTGATGTTCTTCCAAAATGCTGAAAAACGTCTCCATTGTCATAGGTTACTGCGATTCTCATAGTATTTACTCCTTTTTCATTGATTTTCTTATCGGCCTCAATGTGCTGGGGTCGAAATTCAACATTACCGCCTTCAATCTGAAGTCTTTTACCGTTTATGAGTGCATCCGCAAGTTTTACTCGTGCTCTTTCATAAATTGCTGTCACGGTTGTTCTTGCTACATTCATTCTCTCTGAAGCCTCCGACTGATTCAGGTGTTCCAGATCAATGAGTCGGATGGTTTCAAACTCGTCTACGGTTAGAGTGACTTCCTCACCATTTGGTATTCCGTCTGGACTGAACGTAATGTATTCTGGCATGGTTTCGACTTTTCGAGTTTTTTCTTGTCTTCCTGCCAATTGAACACCTCCATTTCTGACATATGTCAATTATAGACATGTGCGCGAGCAATGTCAATACAATTCTGACATATGTCAGGAATATTTACGGTTTGTTCATATAAAAAGGATGCCTCTGCCGTCATATACAGAAGCACCGTTGTCGTTGCCGCAGCGGATCGCCCGGTCAAGTGCCATGATGGTTGCGATGGCACCGTCAATCTTCTCCGTGGACTTTTCCTTGTCGGCCTTGATGTTTCCGGCAGGATCGGTACGGATGAAGATGTTGTCCATATTCCAGCGGAGCACCGGATGTCCTCCGTGGGCGAGCTTTTTCTCAAGCGTCAGCTTCATGAGCTCTTTGGTGGGTGGGCTCATATCCTTGAAGCCCTGACCGAAGGGCACGACCGTAAAGCCCATGCCCTCAAGGTTCTGTACCATCTGGACTGCTCCCCAGCGGTCGAATGCGATCTCGCGGATATTGAAGCGCTCGCCGAGGCGCTCGATGAATTTCTCGATATAGCCATAATGGATGACATTGCCCTCGGTGGTTTGCAGCATACCTTCCTTCTCCCAGCTGTCGTAGGGTACATGAT